CGGTCATAAGATCGTGCGACATTGCTATGAAAACCAGAATGGGTTCGCTCTTATTATCGTAGGTGTAAGGTCTCAGGCGACACTCGGTGGTATCTGGGAAAAGTTAGATCTTGAGATTCTACCGGAATGGCATGACCAACTCGGCATCAAATACACTGAGCCGAAGATGGATGAAATGCGTTACAGATTTCGTATGGTTCAAAACGCATGGGGTGGCTGGTCTAAAATCTTGCTCGTTTCATTTCCGTATGCAGACATATTGAAGAAGCGTATTAAAGGTTTCGAGCCATCCTTTGTGTTTGTTGATGAGGGAACAACCCTTAAGAGCCCAATTTATTTCTCAGCAGTTACTCAGCAACTCGGTCGTCGTCCGGGCGTATCGCTGCAACAATACTGGATGGCGACTAATCCTGCTGGTCCGAGCCACTGGGTATACAAGAGGTTCTTCCAGATCCCTCTCGAAGAGTCCAAGCATAAGAAGGGACCAAAGAAGGGTCAGATCATTTCGCCGGAAGGTGAGTGGGATGACAGGTATGAAGTCATTGAGATGACTTCTGACGACAATCGGTGGTTAAATGAGGACTACTATGAGACTGTCACGGAAGCGGTCAGGGATGATGAGATCGAAGAGCAGCGAATGCTTGAAGGTAAGTGGATCGACCGACCGAGCGGGGATTCTATATTCGCTTCAGAGTTCCACCCGGAGATTCATATCCGAGGTGACGTTAAGAAACGGATCCTTCCATCGAAGAATTTCCCAATCACTATCGGGTATGACGTTGGCCCCGCGAATAAGGCTATCATATTTATGCAAAGCATTCCTACTGAGGATTATGGGTTAGTTTGGGTAGTGTTTGATGAGATGGTCTACGTCAATCGAACCATGAGGACTGAGACTGTAGTGCGGGAGGAGATGCGCCGGATGGCGTTTTGGAATCGGAAACGGGAAATGAAGTATGACCACCTACATATCTCAGATGATTCAGCATTTAATAAGTTTCATGAGAATACTGGAAGTTACGATGTCCTTGACTACGAGACACATAGCAGAAAGATAGCTAAATCTTTTGATGATCTGAATGCAATTAAGATGAAACCGGCTCCGAAGTTTAAGGGGTCCGTTGAAGCTAGGGTCCGACTCTTGAAGGATTTGCTCGTATCAGAGCGTTTACTGGTCTCTAGTAGCTGTAAGAAGACGAAGGAGATGTTGCTTAACCTTAAGAGTGAGAAGGTGAAGGAGGGTGTCTACGATGCTTCTGCTGGGTTTAAACCGAAGAGATCTGTCCATCTCCACGTATTTGATGCTTTAACTTACCCGATCATTTGGCACCAGACAGGGGGTGTCAGGGTTACAGGGGTTACTGACCATAAGACAGAAATCCTTGACATAGGGGTTGGCTCATAATAACGTATCACCATGCCTAATGAAATTGTTTTAGATCTTACTCAAGTAGACGCTGAAATCAGAGACATGCTCTCTACTTACACCCCAGGTCAAAGGGTTAAAGCGACTATCGAGTTTATGACCAAAGAGTCTGGCGACGAAGTATTTTCTGCATCCATTGAAGGCGTTTCTGATATGTCCACACCAGAGCTAAGTGAAGAAGAAACTGAACGCATCGACGGAAGTGATGCACCTGAGGACCTTCCTCCCCCTGCTTTAGTTGTGATATCTAAGAATCGTGGGGAAGCATCAGAGAGCTAGTTCGTACCAACAAAAGCTGGTTATACCAAATACTGAAGGTCCTGTTTTTAACCGAGGCGGGACAGTTACTACAGCTTCTGCTTTGATGGATAACCACTATCTAAAACTAGGTATTCACGACATTTGGACAGCCAGGAGGCTTAAGAGACTTGCCGGGTATCTCAACGAAACAGAGTATGAGATCGCGAGTCGAATAATGTTGCCTCACAAGGAGATGAAGAAATACCTTGCAAAGGACTCATTTCCCCCTATAGTTTCATGGTGTTTGACTTTACTTGAAGTTTGTCTGGCTCGGGATGTTTTTCCTGATTGTCCGGTTGAACCAGGAGAAGAATTTTTTCCCAGCATAAGACAGTGAGAAACCTAGATATACTTGAAAAATACGGATGCACTTCCGACCGACTACGTGAGATCTTCACGTCTACAGACTCTAACTCGGAGGATACTAAGATCCGTCACGAATGGGAGAAGAGAATCAAAGCACGTATGTGTGAGTCGGTTGACTTCGCTTGTCGCAATTCTCGACACTACCAAGCAGTAGACTTAGCGTGGGATTCAACTCCGATTTTAAAACAAAACATCCCTCTACTTTTATATGCTCAAGGTAAGATCGATCTTAAAAGATGTAGTCAATACCTGGCTGACATCGATAAGAAGTATGTAAATAAGTTCGCGAAGACTGACGACAAAAATAATGTAATCGCTTTTGATGTTCCTCGTCTTTTTGAGTCTACAATTAATTTAGTCCGATCGTTCTTAACTCGAAGAGTATCTGCACAATCCGCTCGTTTCTCTAACTTCTACCCGTATTTTAAATACGACCCACGTGGAGTTAAGGTAACTGATAAACTTAAGTCAGACGTTTTATCGCAACGTATCGACATCATGGTGGAGCAGTTCGGTTACCGTCCGTTCTTTTCTGAACAGACAGTTCGTGACATGTTCCTCTACGGATACTCTTTAGTGTTCCCTACTTGCCGTTGGGTTGAGCACAAACAGTTAGTCCCTAGAAACTCTTCTGAGAGTGTTCCTGAATCTCTTTCTAGCGAAGAGGAAGGCGAGATTGAAGAGGACACGAAGATCGAAAAAGAAGGAGTGGAGTTTACTAACCCACACCCTCTTCGACAAATGTGGAACAGGGCGTATCCGTTATCTCAGATCAACAACGATCTCGGTCCTGACTGGGTAGGCTATTGGGATGTTATCCGTTTCTACGAGATTCGTAAGAATAAAAACTATTGGAACAGAGACCGTATAAAGTTCTCTTCAAAGATAAGTCATCTTCTACATACCCATAAAGCATTCTTTGATTACTACTTTGACCAACCTTGTCGTATGAATTTCCCAGAGCCATCTGTCCTACAGGGCGAAGTTGGTTTCGACAATGATGCGAAAGAGAATCTCGGTGCTCAGAACATTTATTATTCTCGTAGTCACGATGAAGCTCCGATCTTTATAGCGATTTACTTTGAGAAGATTAACCCTAAAGACTTAGGTGTAGCAGACTACCCTTATGATGTCTGGGTTAGACTACAAGTCACATCCGAAGAGACTGTAGTTGCTGGAGAGTTCTTACCTTCAATCCCCGCCATGTATGGTGGTTTGAACCAGAATGACAGTAAGGTTTTAAACAACTCGATGGCACATGATATCATGTCATACCAAGACCAGGTATCGAATATCCTTTCTCAAATGCTTTTAAATATTAAAGCAGGTCTACTTAAGATTTATATATTTAATAAAGATGTTTTGGATGAAGAAGTCCAACAGACGTTGAAGCAAGATCTCAAAGGTGAGAACTACTACGTTAACCCACAGGCACTCTTTGTTTCTATGACGAAGATGAACGACATGGGGATGGATGTCGCCGGAGTTATGCGTGTGGTAGAATCTCAAATTTCTACAGCGATCTCAGATGCTATACGTTCTATCACACAGTTGATATCTTTAGCTGAACGTATGTTAGCATTCTCTCCTCAAGAAGGTGGACAGCCCGCACCACGTGAAATTTCTGCACGTGAAGTTCAAGAGATCGCTACAACCACTAACGACATCTTCACTGCTATCACAGATAGTATAGATGAGCAACGTGCAGCAGTTAAATTTTTCTTATACGAATCTCTAGTTTGTTGTTCTAACGAAAAACTAGAAGTCCCAACTCTTGGAAGGTATACACAAGAGGCAGTTAAAGATGCCGGGTTTGAAGTAGTTGAGAGTAAAAACTCAAACGAACGAGACGTTATTAGACGTAACATCCTCGGTAATACTCAAGACCTCCGTCACGATGTTCTGTTTACTTCACGAGATGGACTTGAGCGTTTCTCTAACAACCAAGCTGCACAGACTCTTGTTCAGTTGGTTGGAAACGCTGCACAGATTCCTCAAGTTATCCAGAAGATGGGTGATGCGAAACTATTTGAAATGTTTAACGAGATCTTCCGACTCGCTGGTGCTGATGTTGTTCTCGAATCTGACGAAGAGATCACGCCGAGTGTCGAACAAAGACTCGTTGCTACATTACAACAACTTGAGCAGAGGATGGTTGCTGTTGAAGGTAACGCAGGGATTGAATCTCCTTCACCTGAAGGTGCAGGCGGTGAGCCCCCTCCAGCGCAAGCTGCTCTTTAATACAAAATAAACACGATTATGGCAAAAGAAAATGAAGACCCCAATGCAGGGGAAGATAAGGACATTGGTGGGGACTCAATCATCAATAGTATATTCAACTTGGAAAATGAATCCCCTGACAAAGACAAAGGAGAACCTAACGGAGGAGATGACAAAGATCCGCCGGGAGGCGGGGGTGGTGGAGAGCCAAACCCAGAGCCTAAGGATAAAGGCGGAGGATCTGATGATGAAGATCTTGAAGATAAAGACAAGATCCCGTCAGCGCCGTTAAGTCAGATGGTTAAGACTCTTCCTGGGGAAGAGGACAACCCTGACCCTGATAAAGACAAAGATAAAGGTGGTAACGAAGATCCAG